TGGAATGCATTTGCTGCTGCAATTCCAGGTAGACCTTGGTTTAACGGTGTAGCAGATTTAATCTGTTTTGCGTTAGCCATAGATCTTGCTAGTGCTTTTGTGTATCTAGACGCAAGTCTATCATACAAGTTATCTTCCATAGCTTCTTCTGTTAAAGCAAATGCAAGAGCCACAGTTTCGTTTGTGTATCTCGCAGTGTATGTTTCTTGTGCGTTGTCAAATGCAACTGCAGAACCCTCAGGTTTTACATAAGCATTGGCAAAGCCAGATAACATTACTTCTTCTTCAAAAGCTCTGTCTGATGTTTCCTTCGCATAAATTTCTTCATGCTCAGAATCGTATCTTTTATACTCAAGGCCGAACAAGGCGTTTAAACCTGGCTCAAGCTCTTTTACGAGTTGTTGTCGTGATATAGCCATTATTTATACTCCTTATATTCCGACCACGCCAGATCCCAGTAAGTGAGTATTTATCATCACTCTAAAATTAGGATTAGCAAAAGCAAAGTCCTGATTTTCTGGATCTCTAGATAGACCGATTATTTTTAGTTGTTGAACAGTTTGAGCGATCGAACCTTGATCTAACTCCATACCAGATACACCGTTAATAGTGGTACCTGCTGCGGGTGTAGCTACATCTGCTGTCGAAAAAATATCCGCTTGAGACATTGCGCTAGCCGCTGCGTTTGATTGAACTTCAAACATTTGGTAAGGACTGTCGTATACAAACGCTTCGATTGCACCACCGTTAGCTGGAGTTATCCCGCCAGGGTATGCGTTTCTAAACGTAGGTTTTTGTGTTGTTGGGTCATCGTAAAAACACCCCCAGAATGCGCCGAGATTAGAAGTATTACCTGCTGTAGTAATATCTACAAATCCTCCTGCTGTTCCTATAACTAAAGAACCTTGAAACATCAATGAAGCGTCTCCAGGTAAAATGTTATATTGAGTCATTCCAGTGGAATCATCTTGCTGACCGACACTTTTCAACGGTCTAAGACCGAAAGCTGCATCTTGATTAGCCATATTATTTATCCTCTGTTTGTAACTATTTCTAGCTACGATTAATTTAAATTCGTTGGGTCGTAATTGTTAAAAAACTATTACTTACCACCGAAAGATTTGCTAGAGCGACTATCATAACTGATAGGCATGCTCGGGTGCTGATCCTTCAGTAGATCGTTCTTAACTCCGTCAGCTCTTTCCTTAGCTTTATCTGAATAAAACTTGGATCTAGCTTCTGCGATCTCGTTAGGTATTCTGGCCAGCAACAGACCTCCAACTCCGATGATTCCCTTGTATTTGCCATCTCCCACAATTGGAAAACTGGTAGCTTCATATTCGTCGGCTCTAACTAATTCATATCCTGATCTTAATTTACCAGCAATATTTTTAGTGTCGTCGAATCCTAGGCTTTCAGCTCTAATCCATCTGTGTCGGAATCCATCCGGCGGCGCTGGGGCATCTAAAGCATTTGGTTCTTTCCATTCAACAGGATGCTGTGTAGCTTCTCTGCTGTTGGATGCACGGGAGTCTCTTACTACTTCTTCTGTAACCTCCGATTTAATTTCTTCAGTCACGTTAGTTTCATTTTTTTTCATATGCGATTACTCCTCTATGTTTAATTGTTTAGCATATTCTTCAAGTGGCACATTCAATTTTCTAGCAATTGCTACCTGTGATGATGTGAGTTGCACAGTTCTGCGACCAGCCTTTTTAACACCTCTGGTAGCCGAAGCTACATTTTGAGTAGGTTTAGTCGTTGATTCTGTAGTCTTACCAAATTTGTGGGGAAATTCAAGTTTTATTCTTCTATCTAATTCCACATAATAATCACCAGATTGGGGGTCGTAGCCTTCTTCTTCTACTAATTTCTTATGTAGACTAAAAGCTGTGTAAGTCATAGGTTCATCTTTGCCAAACCATGAATTATTGTCTGCCCATTCTGTTGCCCTAGCATCGGGTTTTGGTGTTTCTTGTTGAATAACGGGTTGTTTGATTGGTTGTTTTATTTCTCTTTGTTCTTGATCAGCTTGCTTAACTTTCATCTCAGATAATCTAGCTTCTTCATAACCTAATTTAGCTATTTCTTTTGAAGCTTCTACTTCTGCTTTGATGTCATTATTTTCTCTAGCATTAACTAATTTAGATTGAGCTGCTTCTATTCCAGAAACAATTCTGTTTTCCATTTCTGAAACAAAACCTTTATCTATTTTAGATAATCTTGCTTTAAGATCTCTTTGTTCAGTTACGACAGATTTAGCATACTTAGTAGACTCGTCTCTTTGACGTTCTGCTTCACGCATACGTTTAGTAAGTTTAGCAATTCTTTTTTTAACACCATCGCTATACTCTTCTAATTCATCTTTTTTTACTTCTTCTTTTACAGGGGCTTCAGTAATTAATTCAGCAGGTTTTTCTTCTACTGCTGGAATTTCTCTAATCTCAACTTCGCCTTCTGGTTTTGTTTCAGGAACATCAACTGGTTGTTGACCTTCTGTTACAGTTTCTTCTGGTAAAATTACTTCGGCTCCAGGACCGTCTGTTGGTAAGTCTATGATCTTATCATTATTGTCGGGCATAGTTTCTCCTATTGGTTAGTATTGATGCAAGATATCCGTTGGATCCTTGACTGTTGCTAAAACTTCGTCGTCATTTAGCAGACGTACTTCACCACCTTCAATTTGAATTCTTGATCCAGAATAACGTGCGAAGACTACCCAGTCTCCTAACTTGCACCATGGTCCAGAATTTTCAAATCTTTTTCCTTTATAAGTTTCAGGTCCCATTGCTATAACGTTTCCAACTTGGGATCCTACTTGTTGTTTTTCTAAAGTAGACTCATTCATAATAAGTCCACCTTTAGTTTTTTCATCCATTTTAAATGGTAAAACTAAAATTCTCCAACCTGTTGGTTGAGGAAGTAAAGAGGTTACATCTTTTTCTTTTTTTGGTTCTGATTTTTTTACACCAACAAGTGGTGTATTAGTTAACTCAATTTTTGGGGTTGAGCTCGTGGATATTTGTGTCTTCATCTTCGTTTTGCTCCTTATCTTTTAGCAGGTTAGAGATTTCCTGTAAAACTAGTTGATATGCTTTTAGTTGTCCTATCATATACTGATATTTGTCCCAATTGTCAACTTGACCATTTATCAGTCCGTTAGAAATACTATCTTGTGTTTCAGAAATTTTTTTCTGCAACTGAAATATTAAATTTACGCCGTCCATTATGTTCCTACTTTCTTCATTGCAGCTTTATGTGATTTTGTAAAACTGGTTCCTTTATTCATAGCTGTTTTCATTTCCTTCATATGTTTTTTTGAATGATGCACACTGTGTTTTTTTAAAGTTTCTTTTTGTTTTGGACTTATAGCCATTATTTATCCTCTTTTAACTGGTATACCACCACTTGGGTAACCAAATTTATTATTTCCCATAACTGGGGAATATCCTGTTGCGTTTGATAGGCCACCGTTAGCCATTTTTTTAGGTACACAATTAGGTACCATTTTTTTACCTTTCTTCTTTTTTCCTTTAGCTTCGTAACCTTTCCAGCAAGCCATTATTTTCCTTTTATCAGATGAGTTGCTTTAAGTCCATAGACGCTAGCAATTACACCAACAAAAATTGTTTGATACCATAACGGTAAATTTCCAAAGTGCACAAAGAAT